TCATTCATTTGTTTTACCGTTCTATCGTAAAGGAATTTTATCTCTCCATAATCCATATATTTAATATAAAAAGGATTGATAACACCTCGATCAGCCAAAACGAATTCGGCTTCTAGTAGCGACAGAACTTCCACGAAAGGGAGATACGAGAACTCCTGGCTCGTCAATTGATATAGAGTTTTAGCATCACATGAACTACATGTGCAGTCAATCGGTTTAATACCTAAGTACAACATAGCATCTACAGATTCTAAATCTTGAATAATATCACCTGTTAAAGATGAGATTAAATCTTTTGCAGCATTAAATTCCATGTTAGTAACAGAAGCAGCATATACAGCTGTTTTATCTGTTAGTAAATCGTTATCTAATAAGAACAAATAGTTCTTGATTGTAAGTGTAGATATTTCAATATGTGTGTTGTCATCAACGTCAAGGATGACTGGGAGCGAAGGAATTTCTATATCTTGAAATTCAAGATCAGTTAGTCCTAAGTAGGTATTATTAGATTTACCACATTCACTACAACCAAAGGTTAGCGTGAACTTATCTCCACCGAAAGTAGAGATTTTGCGTAGTAATCCGATATAAATAAAATCAAAATATGAAAGATCATCGACTGGAAATGATGTATTAATTCCAGATAATACTCTCTTAAATTGATCTGATTTACTTAATTTGGATTGGTTGAATTGCAATAGTTCACCATAGGTATATGGCCTATAAGTAATTTTTGCACCTTCACCATATGGAAGAAGTTTGGATGGTAGTTCAGTTATATCAATTTCAGGTAAATGAACACTGCTACCTACAGCAGATTTTACTTCTGTAGGTAAACTGTCTTCAATTGGGCTATCTATATTCATGTTGAATCCTAATTATCTTTAAGTACATTATCAATTTGTTTTTGCAGTGATTGAGCTTGATTCATAACTGATTTAGCATCATTCACAGCTTTAGCTGCTTTACTAACATCTACAATATTAGATACTTGATTTCTCAATGAATCTAATGAAGGAATAGATGGATTAGATTTTAAGCTCTCTATTTGTTTAGAAGCACTAGGTAAACTAATAGCTTTAGAAACTAGAGGTGGTAGTAAAGGAGTAGAATCTGCACCTAGTAATGAACTATTCTGAGATACTATAGAATTAGGTTTATTTCCAGGACGTCCTACTACTACAAAAGATATTGTGTATTGTCTAGTATCAGAATTAGAATTACTTGCATAACTGATATTACCTTCAGGGTATACAATATAATCTTCCACTGATAACACGTTTCTATTTGAATCTAATTTAGCTACATTTACCATTGAAGTACACTCAGCCAGAGTAGCAACTATATGACCTTGTGTGATAGAATCTATCCAATTTCTTATCCATAGATATAATGTATTATTTATATCATCTATAAATGTTACAGTTAAATCTAATGAAGCTTTAGATTGAGGTATTTTAAATCCTGCATTGCCTCCCTCAATCGGAAGTGAATTCAAATTAGATGTATTTTCAGTTACTTCAGTAGCTGGAAACCATTCATTGAATGGAGAAGGAGCTTTATCGAATTTTATATCCCATAAATAGCTCTTCGACCATTCAATTTTTCTTAATTGATCAATCTGATTGAGGAATGCCATGTAAAATTAACCTATTTTGGTATCAATAAAGTAATCGTAAGATATAGTTATTGATGGTTTAAGTGTATCTCCACCTTGATCTGATAATTGACCACCAGAATCATAAGATTCAATAAAGCAACCAGTTAGAACATACTCATAAATTTCTTCATCTTGACGATTTAGACGAGCGATTCTAATAGTTGCTTCTGAGTCTAATTTCTTAGCAGCTTTACCTGTCTTAGATTCCCAACAAGCTTCTCTCCATTGTTTGAAGAAGTCAGTAACTAAGTTATCTACAGTCTCAACAAAGGTCAGTGTTAATGTGCCTTCATAAGTGTAAATTCCAGGTTGTTTAATCTTATGTCCACGAATAGCAATTTCAGAAGACTGACCATTCATTTTAGGAATATCAGTTGAAACACAACGTAGATTTAGATCATTACTAGATGGATAATTACCTACAGCTGGGAACTTAACAAATGATAAGTCCCAGTTATAAGTAGTAGCAAAATCAGATAATTGTCTTATCTGATCGATGGTTGGTCGTGTCATTTATTTCTCCGTTATACTGATTGTTGAGCAATACTAAAGTCAAGACCAGTACTAGTAATAACTACAGTGAATGGGATATACTCTACAGATTGAGTAGGTTTCACATACAGATGAACATTCATAATATGATTATCAATATCATCAGGAGAGTTATTTGTCTTATCACAAACTACATAGTATTCGTAAACACCATTACGAGCCTGAATTCCATCCATATAGTCTGAAATCTTAGCACGTACAATAGCTCTAGCACCATCAGTATTTATATCAAATATGAAGTCTTCTAAAGCAGCTTTAACAGCTGGTTCAACAACAATTAGTAATAATCTTACATTTAATCTATCTAGTGAACTAGGACGATTAAGAAGAGTTTTCTGACCCCAAATTACTATACCGCGTCCAGGAGCGAATCTAATTGGATTAATACCATTATCATATAGATAGTCCATCTCACCTGTAGTAAAGCGTCGACGTACATCTAATACATTTAGTAAACCACGTTTGAAACCACCTACTGGATACCACATCTCGTAATTAGCAGCTGTCTCAGAGATAGCTGCACTAGCGAAGCCGTCTGGTGAAACATAGATAAAACGATCATTAAACTTATCAAAGATTTGTGGGTGAGGAGAATAAATAGCACCAAATGAAGAGTTAGCATTAAGTACTGTTTTACGGTAATTAACAATTTCATTCAAATAGTTAGAGCTATCTTCAGCTTCAAATGGTGTAGATAAAATAGCTACACAATCTTTTCTAGATTCAGCTAATGCTAATAAACCTTGCTTCTGATATGCAGGAGTAGTCCAACCTCCATCCATAATAACAGTCAACTGTTTATCTTCAGTATTTTTCAAGGTATCTAAAGCTAACAACATATTACTGTCAGTAACCAAAGTGCCATCTGAGCCATTATCTAAACTGATATAGTCTAAATAACTCTCATGCACTGATGTACCTGTTGAGTTTAACTCAATGCTAGGTTCAACCATTGCTCTAATATAATTAGATGATTGCAATACAGTTTCTACATAGATGTTTCTACCGAAACCATCTTTTCTACCTACTTCAAGAGAACATACAAATTCTTCTTTTAATGAGATAGTAAGATCAGGTTCTTCTTTATATACTTGCAGTAAGAATGTATCTACTTCTTTAGTGAATTCTTTAGAAGGTCTAAGAGTTAATACTCCAGAACCTACGGTAGTTACACTAACTACAACACCATTCTTAGCATTAGTCTCAGTAGTTGCTAACTCAATGTTACCATCAGCTTGTACTACGAAGTAATTAATACCAGGAGTTAATCCTGCAGGCATAACACCTGTAGTTGATAATACTACAGGGAAACCTGTAGGCCATG